TGCAATACTGCTTCCTTCAGGCAAGATAACATCAGATAAAAAGAAACTAAAATCTCTTGTATTAATATTGGTTTTATCGTTCAGAGCAGTATTTATAACCTTATTCTGTACTGGATTAGTTGATGAACTACTTAAAGAAGTGTCTACAGTTACTTTAGTAGCTCCAGTAGCTATTCCATTAAGTTTGGTTTTGTCTGAACTACTCATTAAACCGTTAGCAGAAGTAGTGGCAATGCTTGTACCAGCTTTAGAATCAAGACTTGATTGAAGGTTAGTTACATCAGTTATACTATGACTGTGGCTACTATTAGCCTTACCAGATAATGCACTATTTATTACTTTGTTTTGCACAGGATTAGTTGATGTTGAAGATAAGCTACTTTCCACAACTGTTTTGTTAGCTCCAGAATCAATACCATCAAGTTTAGATTTATCAGTTTTTGACATGAATCCTGCACTACTTGTTGTTGATTCAGCATGAGTATGATTTACTGGTGCTTTGTGATTTAATAATGCATCCACATCTGTTTTAACATATACTTTTGTTTTCAACCATGATAACAGGTTTGTTTTAAATGATTTAACCATAAAAACTCCTTCCAAAAAAAAATGAACAGGATAAAAATTATTCTGTTGGTTCAATAATGTTTAAACTTAACTCTCCATCGTCAGATAATGTTAAACTACCATTATTTCCTAAATATTCGACAACTTGACTCATTGTTACGAAATTGGAAACATCAATGTCAATTCCACCGAATTTCTCGTAACCTGGCACATCAGCAGCAGAATTCCAGAAATACTCATCATAAGTGTTTTTGTCTTTTCCTGCTCCTTTGACAAGATAGATTGTACCTAATGCTCCAGTTGTTGGTAAATCACTTACTGATGTGGCTATTTGTACATTCCATTTAGGTATAGTGCTGTAAAGGTCATATACTGCTTTTGCAGATGGTATTTGAGTATCAGATGAGGTATTAGTTAATGATGTGGTTTTTGCACCATTATCTATTTTAGTACCTAATCCATCGGTTAATGCTGTTTTTGTTGCATAAGTGTTGTCTGCATTTGTTTTTGCAGTTGCTAATCCATCACTGACTGCTTGGGTGGTTGGATATTTAGTATTGTCTGGTGAGGATAAACTGGTTGCCTTGTTTGAGGATTTTTCAAATCCACTTGTGGCAGTGTCCCAATCGGTGATGTCAGTATGCTTCATGCCAGTAGGGATACCTGCCTCTACTTTTTTAATCTCATCATAGACAGCTTTACCGCCAACGACATCATCATTAGTTAAATCACTATTGACTGCTGTTTTAATACTTGATTTATCAATTTTACTACTTAAAGCAGTATCCACATCTGTTTTAACTGCTTTTTTATCTAATTCGGTTTTTACAAGTTTTTCTGAAGGAATTTGAGAATCACTTGCACTTGTATTCCAAGCAGTTAAGATATTTGTTTTTTCAACAAACCATTTTTTTAAGCCTGGTAAAATGTTTAAACTTATTTTAGTCATAATTAATCACTTCTTTTTTAGTTAAAATTAAGATAAAAACTATCAATGTCTTCTTTTATTTCTCCATTAACAATACATTCATCTAACCGACTGTTAACTTCATCGAATCGTTCATCAACTTCTTTACGAGTATAATATTCCTCAATACTTACAATAGGAATTTTTTTACGGACTTCACCATTAACCAAACAGATCAAACATCCATTTTCATATTGTAAATCATCATACTTTTTATTTAACTCATTATCCACATACTCCTTTGTAGGATATGCGTTTAAAATTAAATCATCAAAATTTATTATTTTCAACAATTCCCCATTACTATAACAAGATAACAGGTTATCTTCAAGGATTAAATCATCATATTTTGTTTTTAATTCCTTGAAAATATTGTTGAACAAATTATGATCACTTGTATGGTTACAGGAATCTTCATCACCATTATTTAAACTAAGGTTTAACGGAATTATAATGTAATTTGTAGTGATTAAATCTCCTGAATAAACTGCGATTTTCATATATGTTCCACATAATGCAGGATAAGGTACAGTACACTTATTCTGTTTAAGTGTAGTTTTCATTGTATTATTCCAACTGTCTTTGAAAATAATATATATTGGATTATCTGTATTTTCCCATAAATCGCCTGTGAATTGGAATTCTGCAGTTACGATGTTTTCTGAATGATTTACAAGGTATTCAGTATCTGTACGAGTTAATGTTTGTTGATTCACATTAAATTGTAATTGTATCATAAATATTCACACAACTGTCACAAGTTTCATAGTATTCGCAGAATTCATACCATCATAACCTTTAACAAATGCCTGAACAACATATGTTCCTCGGTCTAATTTAATATTTAACTGTTCAGACCTACCATTACGATTAGTTACTCTTTTATAAGGCACACCATTCACTACAAGTATAATATCACGATTTTCATAGTCAAATATTGGATTATCACAATATAACTTCGCATATATTGCGTCTGTCTGATAATTTAATTGCAATTCTGTATTGTCCTCTCCGGCTTGATCGCTCCATCTTCCAATTTTCAATCTCATACTGTTTTTGGTGTAGTTGTCATTTACAGTACCTGCTGTGGATTCAACTGCAGACAATCTTTTATTTAATAATTGTCCTTGATAAGCCCCTAATGCCTCCCCATTAACTGGAGATGGTGCTGTTAAATCATTTCTTACTTTACAATGCCCATATTCACTTGATGTTCCTAATCCATACTTGGAATCGGTACTGTTATGGTTTTTGGGAGCATATTCTTCATGTGTGTGTTTTCTTAACGCGAAACCAGCACTATTTACTCCGTTTAAGTGTGTTGCATTGATTTCAGTAGTTTCACCAGTATTTTCAAGTATTTCACTTAACTGTTCTCTTGTTAAATAAGTATTATCTAAACTGGTTATTCTGTCTTTTAGGTTCTGAAAACATTTTTCTTCAACTATTATGATTTTTTCAACAAGGTCTTCAGTATCATTGTAGATTAGGACATTTGCTCCAATAATTTCTCCATTGTTGTCTTTGTAGTATACTTCTGATTCAATATCCATTATTCCCTCTCCCTATTTTAGGTTTTGTATTCAATATAATTCGGTTTAATATAACACTGCTTACGAATATTCTCTCTTGTAGCATAATAACCCAGACTAATACCACTATCATCCAAGTTAGGAGTGTAAACAATGCTTAATTTATCATTTAACGATAATAAGCTTGATTTATCATCATTGTTAATAATATCGAAACATAATTCTTGAGTATCATAATTCACAGTATAATCAACATCTTCCACTAACTCTTTATTGTCTGTATCCGGATTTAACACTACTTTACGGATTGGGTCTGCAGGTGCAGTTCTTAAAGGTATTCTGCGAGTTTCTATTTCCTTTTCACCAACTTGTACAATTTCTTGGAAGTAATCAAGTATTAATGGCATTTCCTCATTACTTAAATTACGAATAAACAAAGGATTATAAGTAACATTCAAAGTACCTACTGGTAAACTGTTTAATACTTCATTGTAGAATATTAACTCATCATTATCATAATCAACATGATAATCAATAAACTCACTAAACACTTGTGTGGATCCGTTTCTTGGTTGTAAACTACAGTTGATTAAAGGATATGAAGGGCTTGAAATGAATTTTATCTTGGTGAATAATGGAGGTTGATTTGTTCCAGTTTTATCAGTATATCCTTTTACGTATACTTGATGTTCTTTCAATATTGTGATTATTGAAGGATTTTCCGTAAGGTAATTGTAGGCTTTTTCATTATCAGCATCTTTGAATTTTTCTTCAGGTATTCCTTCGAGACTTGTGAATTCTTGTACTTGTGATGGTTCTATGATTATGTAGTGTTCTGTTACCTCTTTATCCCTGATAATGTCCACATTGCAAGTTACTGTAGGTTCAATCGCGAATGGTGCATTTACACGACCCCATACATTCGCTCCAAGCATTGGTGCAGTTTTTGGATAATAATAATGTGTACGAACATACATTTCAGTTGGAATATCACAAGTCAATAATAAATTCAAGTTTTCAATTAAAGGTGTTTCACCTGTTTTCTTTGTTTGCAATCTTGCACGGAGGAATACAACATTACGAAGGTCCTTTGTATTAAAATCAAGTTGGTGGTTAATTCCTATTGGTTTCCAATCTCTTCCATTGTTACTAACTTGATACTCACAAGTAAGGTCGGGTTGTGTTGCATCTCCCGTATCTGTAGCAGATAAGAGGATTGATTCTATTTGATTTGCGAATATTGGTTTCAAATATAACCAGTAATCCTTATTAACTGGATATCCTGTCTTGAATTCACGAATATGTGCTTGAAATGCAAAATCCTGTGGAGCATACTTTCCCTGATGATATTCCACATCATCATCTTTACCATACCTTATCCAGGTCATACCATTGTTAAAAGTGTAGAATGCATTTCCATCAGCATAATTATCCGCATGGCAATGTTTGTTCCAGCCTCCTAACCAGTAACAGTGACTGTAGTGGGATAATGGTGATAATAAGACTATTGCATAAGTTTCACCTTTTTTAACTGTGCAAGGATGGTCAAATAATATACTTGCAATGTCCGGACTGCTATTATGGAATCTTACTTCCTGTTGTGCCAATACAGTATATTTACCATCATAATCACAAGCTAATTCTTCAGGATATAATACTCCATCTTTATCAATTGTTTTCCTTATCTGTACTATTAAAGGTGATGCAGTATTATATTTGTCTTCACCAGCACTTGCTTTAATGTTCAGTACAATAGATTCTAATAAACCGGTTTTTTTAGCTTTAAATGTTTGTGCTCTACCAATACTTGGTATTTCATTGTTTAATTGGTTTTCTAACCATTGTGGTCTTGTTTCGTAATGTCTGTTTTTATCAAAACCAATATACCAATGCTCATTTGCAACCATATCCCCACCAATAATATTACCGTTAGTGTCTTTAATCGCCCAAGGACTGTAATTCCTTGTTGATTTGTCAATATTACTTGTTGTTTCCTGTGGGATTTTAACTTGATGGATTATTTTACCGTTATCAATTAATCCTTCTATAACTGCAGTGGTTTTATTAATGTCAATTAATGATGTGTCATCAAAATCAAGAAATACTTCTTTATTTGTACCTGAATCAAACACAACATTGTTATCAGTTGTTATTTTGTAACCATAACTTTTGTTAGTGTCTACAGGTACTGGTGTGAATCTTTTACGGATTGCAGGTGGTGTGAGGTATTCTATTTTTTCAAGGTTTTGTTTTAACCATTCATCATTTTTACAAATCTGTCTTAACATTTCAATTGTAACTTCTCTTTGCTCATCGAAACTCATTAATCCGAGATTTTTATAAACAGGTGGGCATTCTTTCATATATTATCAACTCTCTTTTTATTTTGTTTGAACAATTATTTCCTCATTTCCAGGTTTCACACTATTCGTTGGGTAAATATACAAGTTTTTACTTGTGATATTATAATAATAAGAACCCGGAGTTAATTCATCGATACTGTTTTTTCTACTGTATCCATCACCAGTATTAGCTCCCATTACTCCAATTACGGTTGAAGGTTCGTAAATATAATAAACATTAGGATTACTGGTACTTGTTTTCCATTCTCCACGATACCCGCCAGTTACAAGATTGAAAGTATAAGTTAAATGGATTGTGCTTGTTGTGTCCTCCTGTAACATTGATTCTGTGATTTTTTCATAGATATCGTGACTTATTAATGTGTTACCGTTACTTACTCCTATTTCAGTAGTGTTTAAGATTTCTGATGCATTAAAGTCAGTTGTAAGTTGTAATTGCTTGTTTTTTAAGTCAACACTTGTTTTACAACCTTTACGAATTGTTTGTTTTCCTAATTGCGTATCTGTTTTACGAGGTCTTCCTGTCCCTTTACCCAGTACAATATACTCAATTGGTGTAAATTCATTGTTAACCCATCTGTTCATTAAAAAAGATTCTCCCAGTAATGTGATGAGGTTATCCTTTTCAAATATTACTCTATCCTCTGTATGGAATTTGTAATGTCCTTGTATATCAATTATCATATTATATTCACCATTATCCTCTTATTATTCAGTGTCAATTGTAAACTTGTGTTAATACTGATTTGGTGACTGCATTCTTTCAAGTTAGTGTTCAAGTTCAAGTGTATTGTTTTTGACAAAGGCATATACTGCTGTAATCGTTTAGTCAAGTTACTTGCATCTTCCATATTGATATTTGAAGGAATCTTTGTGTAATCAAAGATTAAATCATAATCCGATGGTGTGTAATTATATTTGCTTCTTGCATACATGCATTTTTTACTCATACTTTTATTCCTCTGTTTTTTTATCTCTGATTAATTGTTGTAATTCACTTGTACCGTCAATCCACACTTCATCATCATCTGTTAGGTTTGTTGGTGTGTCTTCTTCAGTATCCATAATGTATAAAGTGTTTTCTCCAGTATTATCAAGTGTTACAATCATATCATCAGTATTATACTGTGTAAGGTCTTCAGGTAATGTTTCCACAAAATAGAAACCATCGTTTAAGGTTGTTGCACCGTCTACAAGTTCACGAGTAATATTTTCAACAATTACTTGAATATTTTCATCTACAGTATTAATATAAACATTGCCTTGAACCTTGATTTTCAAGTTATTTGTTTCTACTGTTGTTGATGTGAAAGTAAACTTGCCAGTTGCAGTATTATCAGATTCAAAGGCAATAACTGCATCATCAATCGCACCAGTATCATTTTCTAATGTTATATATAAGTGTTCACCTGTTATTTTAGTGTCAGTATCTACTTTAACCTTAAAAGGAATATGTAACCTTTCATTAACACCTGTATAAAATACATCGGTTTCTAAAATCACTTCAGGTGTGGTTTTCACAACATTCATTGTTATATTTTCTGATGTGGAATTACAGAACACCTCTGATTCATTATATACTACTTGATAATTCGCAGAACCAACATTAACACCACTATTAACTGTGAAACTAAATACTCCGTGTTCATCAACAGTTGCTTCACTAACAACTGTATCATTTTTAAGTAATTGTACTTTCTCACCAGTTAAACTATTTTTACTCTGATTAATGTTCAAAGTATCCTCTTCAACACAACTATTACCTTTATAGTGTGTAGTGTACTCATCAGGAGATTCACCATCACTTTTCACCAAACAACCCTTAATCTGATAATTATGCAACACAACCCACTCATCAGTTAAAGGAGCGTCTAAAACAATACCTGTACTAATTAAACAGAATTTACCTGCCACACGAACATTTAAAGGATAATTCAAATTATTATTATTCTTAAAAACCGTGAAACTAGAATACAAACTACAACACTTATAATTTAAGCGGATATTCTTCAAAGTCAAACTCACATTCTGACCAACACGGAAAAAAACAGGATCGTTACATCGTATCCTTGGATTGTAATCAGGACAGGATACAATTGTTGTGTTTTCAGTAATTGTTTCTGCTTCAGGTAATGAGTATACTCCATCAAGTACAGATATGATGTTTTTTTCACCTTCAATATGTTGTAATGCTTGATGAATTGTTTTAAAAGCATCAGTTTTACTTGTTCCAGTATTACTATCATCTCCATCAGTTGCACTAACATACCAGTCAGCACTATTACAACCTTTAACTGTTATGTATATTTCATCACTTACAATATCAGTATCATGTATGATGAGATTACCATTGTTAATATCATCTTGTGCATCTTCAATACTATTGAAACATTTAAAAATAAAGGTACAATCCTCATTGTTAATGTCATTAGTGGTTAAAACCCATTTCTTATCAGAATACAAGTATAAACCATCTTGAAACAACTGATTATCCTTATAAGGTACTATAACCCATGGTTTTTCTGATTCATCAATAATACTTTCAGTTATCAAGTTATAATTTTTAGTATTGTTTGCTTGTTCTCCAAGACTGTTGAGGATTTGGAATGTGAAGTTGAATTTCTGCCCTTCAAGGAGATTGTTGTTGTTTACAGTTGCGAATAAAAATAAATCTTCTTCATTACCATTACACCAACCATCTTTATGCTCCCATCTTAATTCTCTCCAATCACGATTGTATACTCCCTCTTTTTGATGTCTGCTTGTGTCTATCATTCTGCAGATTAATCTACTACGGTTTAACAATTGCACATCTGTTAAACTGAATAATTTGAAGATTTCCAATACTGGTAAAGGTGTGTCTTGCAAGTGACTTGCATAATAGAGTAATCTTTGCAAGTAATGATAATCATCTTCAGTTAATTGATTATCATATGCAGGTACTGTATTAGGGTAGTCATCAGGTTCTACTTGTTGATAGGTTCTTCGTGGGAATTTGAATATGTTTCCAAAATGGTCAAGACTGGTGTCATGGTCGTATTCATTGTTTTCAATTGTATTGTTTTCTGGAAATCCTTTCACAGTACTGTATTCATCCCATGTTTCTACTGAAATGGTGTACTTGTCCTTAGGTATTATCGTTTCCGCGAAGCTACTGTGCAGATACTCAAACTTGTTAATGTGTTCATCATACTCGTAGGTTTCAGTATATATGTCTTCGTGCATTTCTTGTCTTGTTTCTACTTTCTGAACACTACCATCATCACCAATCGTTTCTTGAATTATGGTGGTCCAATAATGTCTTGTAATCTTCACACTTTTCAAGTCAGGCAAACTAACATGGAAACACATATCATACTCATAAGGTGCTTCCTGTTCTTTCCAAATCAGTACATGTTTATTTAATTTACTTTCAAGATAAACATCATATAAGTTATTATAAATCTCCTTAAACTCTTCATTAAAAACTGTTTCCGATTTACTGAAATTACTGTCCTTATTCTTATTAAGAAAATAAGGAAACTTACCTAACAATTTCTCAAAACTCTTATACACCATACTACTCATTACTCCATAATTATCTGAACATCACCAAGACTACACTGCTCCTCATCACTAATAACAACAGTACTTGTAGGATAATCAAATAATATATTCTGTAATTCAGGAACGAAACGGTCGATATACACACCTAACTTATGAGGAATAAAATCCTCCCCAATTTTCAAAGTATCGAAATAATCCATGATAGCCTGTTTAATTTTACCTTGTATCTCCGTTTTTTCATCATTACTGAAAGGATTAACACGATCAATATCGACATCAACATGAACATAAATATCAATAGGTTTCATTACAGGACCCATTAACACAATATCCTCATCAACTTGAGCAACTTTTGCGGTTAAATCATCATACACCTTATTTAAAACATTAGGAACACCAGGGTCTATGATTATTTTTAATGTTCCACTACCGTCCCAGTTTGGAATTAATTTATAACCTTCAATAGCATCTGCACGACTGAAATAGTTTACATATGCCCAGTAATTTCCTTTTTGATTTAATTCCACCCAATGAGATAATAATTCACGATATTCTGTATCAGTGTAACCATTTGTTCCACCTGTGGACGCTTCAGTATTTGTACATGTTGCAGAGTCAATATTTTTTAAGGAGGATGTTATTTTAGTTAATTGATTTGGTGCAACATTATAACCTACACCTGGCATGATACTGTATGAGAATGCTTTACAGATTGTTTCACCTTCGGGGAAAGTTAAAGGCTCATCTGTACGGTAAATGATTCCTCCAGAACTTGTTACTTCTATACCTTCAGGTTCTGTTAGTAATTTATCAACAGGTTTAGGTAATTTAAAAGTTATTTCCACACCGGATTTGGTTGCCTGTGGTCTTGTACAGTTTAAAATCAATCCAATATCATCTAAATCATTACCCTCTGCTAATAATAGTTTACTTGAGTTATATACTTCTGTCATGTCCTTGTAAACTTGTTCAAATACTTCACTATGAATACTTAATAACATTACATAAAAATTACTAATATCTTGTTTGTTTTGAATGTATTTTTCGAAGTCTGTACTGTGACTGATTAATTCCTGTTCGCAGGCTTTTTCTAATGCTGTTCTGAATATTTTAAGGTAATCTCTTTCCGTGTAAGTCATAAGTTTACTTCTCCTTCAACGATTTCATCAGTTATACTTGTTACACTCCAAGTTACGTGGTAATTATAAGGTTCCATAGTGTTTTCTGTTACATTAATCCAGTTTATTTTTTTTACTCTACGCATTTGTTTTAAAACATCATTTACATACAATTCTATTTTGTATTTCACCATTAAGGATTTGTTAGCTTTGATTAATTCATGTATACGGCAACCGAAGTTTGAGTATAATTGATTGTGTTGTAATTCATTGTATCTTGTCATGATTGCAATGCATATTGCATTTTGTAAGCTTTCATGTCCTGCAACATTTACGAGGTCTCCATTTTGGAATTCCATGTCCCATTCATTCCATCGATTTGGTTTTAATAAGATGTCTTCATTTAATGTTTGGTAAAAACGATGATTATCATCATCAAAATCACAAGGCAACACCATAAATATCTTATTCCCCCTCTTTTAAACCTAATTCTTCTTTCAACTCTTTTATTAACTCATCTACTTCTGTTTTAGTATAAATTTCATCCTTTGTATAATAATCCTTGTTTGTTATATTTTCCTCTGTTAAATCACTTGTTTGCACATTGTTTCTTTGTTCAGGGGTCATCCAATCTTTATAAACAATTTTTGGAGTGTTAAAATAAACTCCACCATTATCCCCATTTATTTGAAGACTGGTGGTGTAACCTTGCAGGTATAATGAACCTCCAGAAGCGATTGGTGGAGTATTGATTTTATCATTCTGAAAATAACTAATAACATAATACTTGTCATTAATCTTTGCAACAACACATCTAATGTCTTCATAAGGTTTGAAATAAGTTTTTCTTAAAGTTTCATCCCATTCCAACTCTGCGAAAGGTGTGAAGAAAATATTAACCGAACCTTCAGTTGGTCTTGTTAACTTACAATTAACTGTTTTATCTGTTAATTTAACTTCTGCTTCTTGTGTTTCATAAAAAAACCTTGTTAACTTCCCCACATGTAATTCATTATCTTTTTGAGGATTCCGCCCAGATAAACTAGTATTATTAGCTATTGCCTGTGTAACATTGTTCCAGGCTTTCATTAGTCTTCCATCAGTCACGGTTATATTACTTGAATTCATGTTGTTACCTCCACATTTTCTTCTTCTGTTGCTTCATCATCATTCGAGGTTTCCTGTTCTTTCAACTCACCAAAACCAGGGGGATAATCAACAAGTGTTAAATTAGTTTTCAATTCTCCATCATAAGATTGTGAAACCTTTGAAATGTACATATAATCATCAACATCGAATTCAGGGATATATACTTTAACCCACCAACCTTCTCTCCAAGTACTTAAGCTTAAAGGAGATAATTCAATACTATGACCATTATCTCTTTTTATTTTAGCCCATTCACGGTCTGCGAAAGCTTGAACTTCCTCGGGGGTTTCACAAGGAACTTCCTCCGTTTTTGTAGTTGTTGTAGTAGTGGTTTCAGGTTCAGTTAATGTTGCATCGTCAACAGTATCTGTGTCATTTGTTGTTGTGTCTGTTGCAGGAGTTTCCTCTGTTTCAACAAATTGCACTTTTTTAACGGCATCTAACTCTTCTGGTTTCTCACCAAAACGCTCAATAAGTTTTTCATTACGATAAACAATATCATCTAACACTTCTGAATGAACAGTTAAAATATTCACTGTATCAGGATTATAATCAGTAATACTAACACTATCTTGTTGTATATTTACTCCAGATTGTAATGTAACCTCAGAATAATTGCTTGTCCCATCAGAATATCTGAATTTTTGCATAGCCCCTTCTGCAGGAGGTTTGATTTTATGAATATACATCTTGTTATCTCTAATATAACATTCTGCTTCAGCATCCCAATAAGCTAACACCTCTTTTATAGCATCTTTAATAGTTGAAGCAGAACCCCCTTCCTCAGAGTCATCCCCACCTTTACCGCAAGCACCATTAGCTATTTTTTGCCCTAAATCTTCTGCAGACTTATCACTACAACAAACACTCACATATTGAGAGTATTTTTCACAGAAAGTATAAATTGTATGTCCCTCATAATACGATGGCATCCAGCTACGGAAGAAATTACAATCATGTTCACGAACAAGTTTTTCTGTGCGAGCAGCTTGTTCTTTCACATGAGGATTGCTTGTCCATCCAGCATAACCAAATATGGCATGTGCATAATTTGTTTTTCCTTCAACACTTTTTACAAATGATGCTAATGTACAACCTGCAGCTCCACCACCTACAATAAAAACAATAGTGTCCCCACTACCTTTACTGTTTCTTAACGCTTCCTTGTTAGGACCTATTCCCCCATCAACAGCGTCTTTTCCTTTTGATTTAAGGGCGGATATTACTGCATTGATGTAAGATTGTTCTTTTTTATCTATCTTATCACTACAAACATAATAAGTCATATTCTTATACCTTCCTTTTTTTTTAGAAGTTAATGCTCTCTGATTCTGCCCCGTCTTTTGCGAATCCACTTGCAACAGTACCCATTCCTCTACCATATCCGAGAGGGTCGAACATTACTCTTTGCCCCTCAATATATACCACTGTATAAACATGCCCTGTTACATGAATATAATTTGCTTTTAAACCTGCACATCTTAAAAGAACAACTGATAAATGTGCATGGTCACAACAATTAAAAATTCGTTTTCCCATATTTGCTTTAGCAGTACTGTAAATATTCTGTTCGTTGTAATGGCTGTTGTCATATCTTTTATAAGGGAAATTACTGTTAATCCAATTGTAAATCGATTCTGCTTTTGCTCTTTGTCCTTTTTTACCTTTTGTTAATTGTTTAGCAAACTTACAAGCATCCGCAGGTAAATTACCATTATCAACACTACTACTTTCTCCATCAGATGAAACATTACTATAATCAATAACCTGATCATCTAAACCAGTAGCATCAACTACAGGTTCTAAACCTGCTGTTTTAATCATTTCTTTTAAGATTTCAGATATTTTCATTTGAGTAAAATTAAACTCATACTTCTGTTCTAATAATTTACTCATACCAGAAATCTTCAAACTCATTCCAGACTCATTAAAAGTTTCATCGGTGATAAAACCAGTTAATTTCGGCAATATTCCATTAAAAGTAACATGTTCATTTAAGCGTTCAGATGCAGAATATAAACTTAACCTTACACCTTTATAAAAACGATTTAAATCTTTAATTTCGGGTATGTTCAAGCTTGCTGAAGCATTAATATCTTCATAATCTGATTCCCATTCAACATGAGTAAACTCTCCATAATAATATGTTTCTATGATTTTACCTTGATGTAATGTGAACCCTTTTGTGAAATTATCCCCTTCATCATCATCATTAGCTGTATTTTCTGATGTTTCTTCAGTATCTGTTTTTTTATCAGAACCAGTTAAAGGAATATACTGCTCCCAGTTTTCCTCATCAGTCTTATACACTGCTAACAATAAACGATATATTTCATATTGTTCTACTTCAATGAACGGCTCATGTGTCATGAAAAGAATACTCCTCTGATTATTTCTTTTTGTTTTTTGCTTCACGAGCAATACGATCTGCTTCAGATTCTAACTTGTCTTCAGGTATTATGAAAGTATCATTAGGTATCATACTTTCACCTGTAGGTATTTCTTTAACTGTGATTTCTAATTCAATATGATTAGGTGATGCTTCACTTGCAGTTTTCTGTATATGTACTTCAGCATCAAATTTACCCCCCATATAAGGGCTTATTACCTCACATGGTTTGCTTACCATATTCTGGAAAATTGTATCATAGGTTTCAGGGTGTCCGTCAGGAATATAAATTGTTGTGCTGAAACTAAACTCTCTCACAACATATTTTCCTCTCGTGATTTTTTCTGTTCCTCCGAGAATTGATTGTCTGTTTAATTCTCTACGATTATAAGATTCCTGTGGTGTTATTTCTTCTGGATAGAATGGGTATCCATCTATTTCAATACTTGCTTCTGCTCCTTCACGAAGGTCACTATACATTCCCATACTCTTTATACTCCTATTCCTCGGATGTTAATATTGCTTACAGCATATAATCCTTCTAATGCATTAATCATGATTTGCTTACTTTCACGTGTAGTGAGGTTTCTTGCATCTAATTGTACTGCTCCTTCATGAATATGTAACTCAACATTCTGTGTACCTTTACCCCATTGTGCAGTTGAAGTTAATGTTCCCATTCCTTGTAATTGTTCAAGATTATAATCAGTAGGAACACTTCCTAAACCAACATTTAAACTTGGATTGCCAAATCCAGTTACAATGTTTTGCCCTAATCTTTTAGCACTTGCCACAACATTTTTACCTTCTGATACTATGAAATCATTAATATAATTCATTTCATCATAAGTAGCCCATGCCATAGCCCCAGGCGAACCTGTTTCAATACCTCTTTTAAATTCAGCTACAACATCTTGTGCTCCATTACGGGCTGCAGTTTTAGCTGCACTTATTCCATTGTTAACTGCTTGTGTTACATAAGTCATTTCTTGTTTCATTGCTTCAGCCATTTTCAAGTTTTGTTTGAAACCTTGTGTGACTGCCTGACCTATTTTTGCTCCTCCACTTCTTCCAGTTCCTACAGCACTATTTGTTGCAGAAGCTACACGAGCAATAGTAACTCCTGATAATGTTGCTAATCCACTATTCACACCATTTGTGATGGATAATCCTATGTTTGCTCCTGCAGCATAAAATCCTCCACTCATTGCATATAATGTGGTTTTTAATTGATTTAAAGCATTTGTAACACTTGTTAATAATGCTCCGATGCCCCCATTTAGTGTTGTTCCTGCAAGACTGTTTAACTGCATTATCGCAGTTTTAACAGCAAGTACTGCTAACATGATGTTTGCAGATGTTGCAGTTACAACAGGAATAGTGTTCAAATTAGTTGCTGCAGTTGCTACTTGTCTTGCACTATTACCTACACGAGTTAATGTTTCACCAATATTCTCAGGTATTGTACTCATTCCTGCCAAACTTGCAATATGTGTTGCAGCATTACTTATTGCATATCTTGCTTGTGCAACTTTAGTATTTATTGCACCAGCATTCACTTCACTATTAGCAATACTTGTTAAAGGTTTTAAAGTGTTAATCAAGGTTGCTGCAGTACTACCAACTTTAGATAACTTTGATGGAATATCATCAGATATTGTACTAATGCCAGATAAACTTGCAAGATGTGTTGCACTGTTACTAATAGCATATCTTGCTTGTTGTACTTTACTTGCAATACCTGCACTATTCACATTCATGTTTTGAATAGTTGTTAAAGGTTTTAAAGTGTTAATTACAGTTGCAGCCGTGCTTCCTATTTTAGATAATTTGGTTTTAATATCATCAGGAATATCAGGTAAATCACTTAATCCTTTTAATTGATTTGCAATATCTGTTAATGTGGATTTTGCTGCACGAATACTTTCACCAAGTTGTAATTTTTTAAGAAGTGTTCCTAATGCACCATTATCTCCACCCATACTACTGGATAAACTGTTTAAACTTTTCAATGAATCCGCAACATTTTTAATAGCTTCTGTAACCTTTTTAAGTTTCTCACCAGCACCAGCATCAATTTCAGGTAAACTACTAAACTGATTGATAATTGGTGCAGCTTTAATTATTTCATCTTTAGCATCACTTAAGTGACTTGTAATTGTTCCGAAAGCACCTCCAAGGTTTACAATATTCCCCATGTTAATATCCCAATTAACATCAGATAATGCCCCCATTGCTTTCCCAACATTTGCTAATGATGAGGTTACAGCTTCTAATTTACTTGCAACACCTTCATCAATAGTGTCCAACTCACTCATACTGTTGATTTGTTTAGCAGATTCTGTTAATTCATTTTTAGCTATACTAAGGTTTTCAGATAATGTTCCAAGATAACCATTTAAAGTTAGTACACTACCCATTAATACTGATACTCCAACACTTTCAAGACTCCACATTGCTTTAGCTACTGCTCCAAGACTTGTACTTAATGCTTGAAGATTACCTGTAACTCCTTCAGGAATTTTTATATCTGCGAAACCTTTAATTAAAGTAGCAGTTTTCTTCAACTCATCAACTGCAATTTTAATAGGGTCATTAAATAACATTATCGTGGAAATTCCTTGATAAAGCATTGTTAAATAAGAAGTAGCCACTATTGCAGCCATTGCTTTACATAATTCCCATATTGCAGTTCCAATTTGTTTCAAACCATCAATATCCCCACTTAAATCCAGTTTATCGAAGTTTAAGGCTTTAAATATTTCTGCTAATGCACGAATAAATATTAATGCTTCTGCAGCTAATGCAACAACAACAGGAATCATTATTGCCACTACTGCTGCGATTGTTAATAAAGGTGCTAACATTGAGGATATACTTGCCCCTAATCCAGATAATCCTGCACTTGCAGCTGTTGCTTCAGCAGCCCCGGCACTTGCTTCTGCACCAACACCCATAGGTATTAACCCTGCAGCATCTTCCAAACCTTCCATTGCTTGTTTGGATTTTTTCATATCTTTACTTTTATCAGCTACAATATCAACACCATCAATAGCAGTATCTAATGCGTCTGAAATTTCTTCCTGACTTTTAGAATAATTTTTTATCTTATTAACAATGCTGGAATCCCAACCCTTACTAAATTGACCTTTTAGCCCTTCAGGACTTTTAAACAAATCTTTTGAGTATACTTTGTTGGAAGTGTTTTGTACTTTGTTTCCTAATTCCCCATTTTTTTCTAACTGTTTTAAAAGGTCGCCCGCTTCTTTCTGATATTTTTTATTATCATTTTTCATTTTATCGAAAGCAGATAAACCTACTTCAGCACCTGCAGCTCCAATACCTGCTTTACCTTCTACTCCTTGAGCAACTCCACCAGCTACTTGTGCTCCCCCTGCAGCAATATCAGACACATTACTAACAGTATTAGTTGCATCAGCAACACCTTCAACAGCAGCCGCAGTACCTTTAACTGCAGATGTCACACCATTCCAAATATCTTTTAATTTACCCGCACCTTCCTGTAAATTTTTAACACCGTTAGCTACATTAGTGATGGTTTGACCCCATGTACTAGCCGTATCCGCAACAGCAGTAATTCCGAGTATTCCTGCGAATAGAGTACCTCCACTTGCTTTGTTCAAATCAATCAAAGCCCTTTTAGCATCCTTAATACCTGGAAGGAATTCATTACCTAACTTTTTACCAGCACTACTAAACTGTTTCTCCAATTGTTTATCTAAACCTTCATTAGTTTCCATTAATTCTTTAGTATCACCAGTTAATTGTTGTACTGCAGCCATATAACCTTCAATATCATTTTCATCGCCATCCCATAAACCAGTGCTTTTTAAAGCATCAACAGTGATTCCATATTGGTCAAGACTTGCACAAGCTCCTTTAATACCTTTACTCAAATCCATCATTGCAGTTTCTGCTAACTCGGTACTTCCAGTTTGTGCTAAAACTTTAGCACCAAAACCAGCCATCGCTTCAGTAGCATCGTAGATTTGTTGGTCTGTTGCACCTGTTGCTGTTTTAAAAGCATTCATCGCAGGGATTAAACTTTGCATACTAACAAGACTACTGTTAGTAACATCATCAACGTGTTGATTTAATTTAGTTGCAGCTTCACTAGTACTACTCATCATTTTTAATAGTACACTGTTTGTTTCTGCTTTACTGCTTGTGCCGAAGATGTTGTCCATTGCGGTTTTACCACCGTTTACTTTAGACACCATACTGTCTAAACCTGAACTTACCTGTAGTAAACCAGAATTAATACTGTTACCTGCACTTAAAGCACGGCTTCCCATGCTTTGCACATTTTTATCAATGTTTTTTGCAACATTACTTACTTCATCTTTACCAAAAAAGGTTAGCATTATTTCTTCAGCAGTAGCCATTTTATAGTCTTCCTTTTCGATTGTTTTTTCTTCTTTGTTTGTTTAATTCTTTAATTTGCTCTTGCTCGTGTCTTATTTCCATACCATACTTTCGCATTAACATTAAAATATCTAAATCATTCCTTTTATAAATCACTTCACTAATAGGAATGCTTAAATGTTTACTAACACGGAAATACACCTCACCAATAAAACTATCCAACAGGTGGAAATAATTCTTCCGTGAAAGTATCATTTAACTTTAACCTGCCACGGACTTCATGGAATAAACTGGTTTTTGTATCTAAATCAATTTGCTCCCAAAACTGGAGGTTTTCCTCAAATGTTTTTTCAGGATCATCAATGAATATTATTCTGTCTGATAAGAATTCGTTTATGATTTTAATATTATTATCTAAATCATATGCTTTTTCCATTATTTTATCAGATAATGCTTGGTACATTTTATGTTCTTCAGGACTCATTGGTTGTTTTGTTTCTGCTTTAGCTATTAATTTTTTCTCTTCACGATTTAAATCCCTGAATAATCCCATTTGTGTACTCATACCTTCGAGGTATTGTTTGTCGGTGTATGGTTTTATTCTCATTTGCAATAGGAATTTCTGACCATTAATATAATAATTCATATCTATACGATACCTTGATGGATCATGTATTAATTCAAGTAATTGTGATTGTGTTTTCACAATGTTTTGTGTTGCTTTAATGTTTTCTTCAGCAACTTCTGTATTGTACTGTTTAAAATAAGGACGGTAATCATGAAGTAATTGTTTTAACTCTTTTTGTTCCTGTTCGGTTAATGTTTCATGATTAATACATTTTTCCACTAATTGTTGTTCCTGTTCGGTTAAATACTTGTAAGGTAATTCTTTGCATTCGTTTGGGAATTTGGTTTCCCATAAGAATTTTGTTGTTTGTTCACTGACCATTATTTTTTAATTCTCCTTCTCAATTTTTTTAGGAAAAAAACTGTTATGTTTAGGAATCGAACCTAAAAATTTTTACACCAGTAATCATAACTAAAAAAAAATATGGATAAGAATTATTTCTTATCCTTAACACTTAATGCAACACCAGACACATCAATACTCATACCTTCATCTTCCTGCGCAGGTGTACAGGAATCAATACGGCAATGTAACAAGGTGAACAATTCTTTATAATCTCCATCATCATTGAAATTAAAAACTCCAATATGGAAGTTTTTCCTGTTTCTTTGATATTCTCTTAACATGCTGAAGAATTCTGGGGAAACACTATTAGCCTCCCATTTATACTCGTTTTTACCTCCTTTATAACCTATAGGGTCACGACTGTTAGTGGCTGGACGAGTTTCAGATTCACTACTGAATTCCACATTAAAATCTTCACAAACAATAACTTCTTTATCTAATCTTAATTCACCAAGGTCATATGTGTTATCATCAGGGTTTAAAGCTATACTCATACTTAATTACCTCCTGCAATAGCGTTAGGAGCTTCAATATACATACTAAATCCAATTAACAAAGTACTGTTCACAGGTACTGCCGCACCTTCAACTTTCAAATCATAGGGATTAGTTTCAGACTCAATAACATTAATTTCAGTACCGGGCATCATGTAACCATTACTAATTTTACCATCAACAAGGACATCTAAATCAGATTGAAGGAAGCTAAAATTAGTTTCGGTTTCATTTCTTTTCAATTGAACATACAAGATGTCATAAGCTTCTCTGATTAATTGGTCTACATTACGACGAGCGTGGAATAAACTATCATTAGGTCTGTTATCTGGTGTGGTTGCGAATGCAGTTGACACAGCAAGATTGATTCTTGGGTGTATTTCTTGTGCTGCTAATTCATCATTAATAAAAATAATTCCTGCAGCTTGTAACTCGTCTGCTTGTTCACGAGTACGGTTACTGAATTCTCCAGGTTTTATTGTTCTGAAATCAGTGTATCCTGGTTCTTCATAGTAAGGTGTTATGCATATTTTCGCAATACTTTTTCCAAAATAGGTTGGTTCGATTAATCCTATACGGGTGTTTTGAATGTAGTTTGTTTGACTATCATCAGTATATTTGATTAAATCTTCATCAGTTGCATCTGCAACGGTGAAGTAAGCATTTCTTGGGTTTCCATGTGTACTGTCTTCTTTAATAATTTCCACAGCAGAATTCATAATACTGATTACATCAGATATTTCATCGGTTTTTTTGAAACCAACATATGCTTCCACTTGTATTTCTCTTTTCTTTTTAGCCTCATCCATTGCATCAGTCCATGTTTTAGCAGTTTTAAGATCTGCTTCACCAAGATCTATTACATAAATGTAGGGTACACTTACATCTTCACTTTGTGTTTTACGGATTTCTTGGAAGAAATCTCTGATAACTTCAAGTAATGGGTTAGATTCAAGGTTTGTTCCTAACCCTCCGTTTTCCACGGTTTTGTATACTTGTTGAAAGTTTTTAAATTTCTGAATACCAGTTTTAGGTGTTTTGTTTCCACTTACACCAATAAAACAAGGTATTTCTGCACCAACCCCAGCTAATGTTGGGTTGCTGTCGGATTCAAAGTATTTTACTTTTGGAGTTTCGTTTATACTCATATTCATTATTCTCCTAGGTAATTGGTTATTATTTTATTCAATTCTTCAACGGTAATGGTTGGTTGTAGGTTTTCAATACCATACAATCTTTTTTCTTTACAATATTGATTGTATAATCCTGCACGAGTTAAAGCTCCCATGATAATGTAATTTCGGGTAGGGTTTTCTTGCACTGCTTCATATAAGATTTTCATATCTTTTTTTTTTGGTGCTGATTTAACAGGTGCAGTTTTTTTGGTTTTGTCAGTCATATTAAACTCTCCATTTTAAGATTAGTGTAGGTTTCTCCACCGATACGGTGATAAGTTTGATAAGTTATTCTTAATTTGATTATTGAACGCAATACTGGTTCATGAACATTTAATTCATCAAGACTGGTGATGCTGTTGAGATAGGATTTGTTTTTAATGATGTGGTTATGTCGGAAAAATGGTTTGTAAATAGTTAAATCAGGGCATTGTTGTTTGTGACTGCGATGATTATTTAAGGTTTTACTTAAACATTCTTCATGTATTGCTTCACACTCCATAGTATCTGGTTTGTAATTGTAACAGGTACTGTAATGATTGGATTCTGCTAATAAGAATCTTTTTTGTACTTGTTCCACAAGACTTAACCGTTCATGATTTGTATTACACCATATATTAATCCATAAATCATCCAAGTACGTTTTTCGAATGTATTGTACTTGATCCACTTCAACATATTCTCTTTTTTGAAATGTTGTGTCTGCAGTTTGTATGGTAATGCAGGGTGTAGTGTCTATTTCAGGATATCCTAATAGGATTGGTGTTTCCTGATTATCATAGGTGATGTGAGTGTTTAGTAGGGTGTAGAATGCTTCTTCCATTTGTGTCATAATAATCCTGCTTTACTTAATTCTTGGTGGAAATATTCTTTCATTTTAGGAGTTACTTTGTTTAAGGTTCGTGTGACGAATGGGTTTGCAGGCATTTTACATGTTCCGAAATTCACATATACCCAGTAATGGTCACCGTCTTTTGATGTTGCTTTTGACCTTAATTCACCAGTTAATGGTTTTGGTTTGTGTTTACTTATTGTTCTTTGCAAGTTTCCGGTTGGTTTGTAACCTGTTCGGCTTCTTGAGTGTCCAGGTCTTGGCACTTCTCTTTTCATGGTGTTTTCTGAGTCATGTAATGTGTGGTCTATGGTGTTTTGTAATGGTTGTTGAAATCCTTTACCTGTTAGTCCAAGTTTCTTGTAGTATGATGGACTGAAACTTACATCCACTCCGAACCCCATTTTTTATTCTCCTTTTTTCCTTAATTTCCTTATCACACATTTTTTAAATTTAAGGAGGTGATTCCATTCTTCAACACTACCTACTACTTCGTAACATTCCTTTTGTATTTGGAGATGGTCAGTATCGTTTAATTGAGAGTGAATAGGAATATATACATTGTAAGTGTCTTGTAGTATTTTTCCAAATATTTCCATCATTGATTCATTACTTAATGGTTGTATGTCTGCAGTAATGGTTTCTCGGTAGGTGTATGTTTTGTCCCCGTACTTGTCCAGTCCATTGTAAGTGTATAAGTCAATGTTTGTATTTGGGAAGAATGGAATCATGGTTTCATATCATCCTTAAAAATGTTGTGTATCGGTTGTTTAATTCCTGTATCATAGTGTTTATTCGGTTACTGGTTAATGTGGTGTTATCGTAGGTGATGGTGATTTCGCCTTCTTTTATACTACTAGCGTCTTTGTTTGGTGTTTTGTCTAGATGGTATTCTAGTAATTGGAGGATTAATGGTGTGATGTATGTGTTGTAATCATTATCAGTTAATCCTACAATGTATTCCAGTCTTAAAAAACCCTTCCAAGTCCTGTTAAAATAGATGATACCATCATCAAAGTTAATTTGATAATCCTTATCTTCATGTAAACAATACTCTCCGATTTTCAGACTATGAATACTTTGCAAAGGAAACATATCAACGACTAAAACACCACCATTAAAACTTTTTTGTGTTTGAGTGAAACTAGTAGCAGTAACAGGGAAATCTAACTTCTGATTAACTTCAACTTTAACCTTAGACAATAACTTATTAAACTCTTCATCAGTTAATTCGAAACCATCATCAATTAAAAATTGTTTCAAGTCTTGTTCAGTAATCATATTTTTACAATCCCCCCCCAATATTATCCACATAGTTATGCTTTAATTAACTTCACATTAAAAGTATGGTCTTCAGAAATACTGTTAGTACCAGTATAATCATTATAACCTGTTTTAGATACAGTTATATTTTGATTTCCTTTAGGTACATTTTTAACAGTACAACCACCAGCACTACCAGTAGTTCCTGTTAAACCTGCAATACTAACAACAGCTCCTTCAATAGGACCATCATCATCAGTTACATTAAAACTTATGTTAAATGTTTCAGGATTCCCCTCAGTATCAGGGAGAATTAGTTTTAGTTCCAATACCAGTAAACAAACCATTTTTAAACTCACCATTAGTCAACATGGTAAGGAATGTTGCAACAACATTCTTATAAGCTAATTTGTTCACTGGCAAATCAGTAATCAAAGTAGGAGGCATTAACCTTCTAACCTCAACAGTAGTTGAGTCAATAATAGCTAATTTATCTCCTTTACTAGTATCCCAATTACGGTCTACAAGAATAGGTAATTCAGTACCTAACATTGATTCATAAGTAGTTACACGATGTCCTAATCCAATATCAACTTTATCATTGTATCTTCTGTAAGGTGCAACTAATGCCTTTAATTGTTTAGCAACACCATAACTACAAACAATAACATCAGGGTTACTGTTATCATTATTTAAATCCTCTAACATATCATCAATAACGGATTCAGTGATTGCTTCACCTTTTAAATCTTCAGTATGGGATTTAATAGTATTATTAATTCCTTTAAAATCTTTACTAGTGCCAGTACCAGTTCCTTCAAGGATTGCTTTATCAGTTTTGTTATTAACATCGATGAATTTTTGTTCTTGTCTACGAACAAGTAAATCCAAATATTTATTACCCATTTGACTCATCATAGAAACTTCAATAGGTGCTACTAATGCTTTCATTTTATCAGTAACATCTTCAATGTTTTCAGGATTTGCATCAGGAATATCATCTAATTCATCAATCCATTTAACATCATCAGCTTCTCTAGTTTCAGTGAAGTATCCTACAAGAGCAGCTTTATTATCAAATACTTGTCCTTTGCTTTCCAAATATCTTAAAAATGGTGCATTCTCAAAGGTTTTAGTTTGCAATACCTCACTGTATTCAAGTTGCATTGCATTAGGATAATCACTTACTTGTTGAAAAGTTTTTTTCAATTCATCAATCTCTGCAGATTGTGTTGCTATTTTACTTATTACATCATCAAGATTCATAATTTATTACCTTCTCTTATTATTATTTTTTATAAATTATTAGAAATCGCATTAATTAAAGGATTCCTTGTTAACTGTTTCCTCATTAACACTTCAGCAGCTTCTTCAGTACTGAAAGTCTTTTTAACTGGTTCAGGTTGTTGAGGAACAAGTACCTGAGATTGAGGTTCACGAGTTTCGGTTAAGTTTTTGAAGAATTTTTCCTCAAAATCATGGAATGATTTTTGAATCATGTTTTGAACATCTTCAGGTTTAATATTTTTTTGTGTAGTGTCAGTTGGTGCATCATTAGTAAAATCATTGCCGGAATCTTGAGCAGGTTCATTGTTTTGTACTTCTTCTTGTACAATGTCTTGTATTTCTGATTTCACATTATTTGTGATTTTTTCTATGATGCCCTCTTCTTTTTCACTCCATAATTCATCAACTATGGTTTGTATTTCTGATTTTAAATCCACAGTGTCTTGTGTTTGTGGGTCTTCAATATGATCTGGTTTATTATTGTCTTCGTTAGCCATATGGTTACTCTCCATATTTTTTATTATTTTATTACAGACTCCTGCAATACAGTTGCCTTCTACAATCCCCTTTTTAGTTGTGGTGACTGTTCCGAGGGTGTCCATGTTTGCAGGTATTCCTGTTAAACTGATTTCATCAAGTCTTGCATTTTTTATTGTCCATCCCCCATCCTTGTTACGGTCATATTCTGTTGGTGCTCCACCGATACTGAGACCAAGGTTTACTCCTATGTCGAGCATTTCTTTGATTTCCGGTGCGTATTTGGATAAGATTGTTGCTCCAACTTTTAATATGTTGTTATCAGAATCTAGGACTTTATTTATTGTTCCTAATAATCCTGTGAATAAACCATATTCATGGTCTCCATGAAGGTTTCTATTACTTGTTAGTAATTGTTTTTTCATGGATTCAATGGCTGATGGTAGTATTATGTCTTTTTGCAAGTCTTGGTTTGTTGTACTTGCTATTCCAATTATGTCTAGTGTCCCATTTTCGTTTAAGTTATATTTTGTTTGTTGGTTTTTGGTTAATGGTAGGTAGACGCGGAATTGGTTGTTTTTAAGTGTCATAATCGTTATTATATTGGAAATCTTTTTTTAAATAGTAAGGATGGGTTGTGTTAACTATTCACTCCCTCCTCATTACTATTATTAAAAAAGGATGTTTTTCCGGTTTTTTTAGTTATTGTTTTTTAGGTGATAAAAAAATACATATTTTAATCTTCTTCAATATTCACCGTAGACAATTAGAAAAAAATAGTAAATTTAGGATTAATATAAAAGTATAAATAATATAAAAAAAGTAGGTTTTAGTCTTCAGCAAATAGTTTTTCTTCATCAAATTCTTTAGGATTCTCAAGTGTGCCAAAAATATCTGATAAATATCCCTTAGACATACAAAGCTCTTTCCATTCAGCAAAAGCTGTAGGATTTGATTTATACATTCCCTGTAAGTGTTCCATTTTTTTTTCCATAGTTTTAAACTGTTCCACAGCAGTAATATGATCCGGATTAAATCTTCCATAACCTACAAGGTTAGATCCATCAATAATATCTGATACTTCATCATATTTCATTTTATCAATCCGTTATTAATTTACAAATTTAACTTCAAAACCATAAACTGATAATTCCTTTTCATATAAATTTATGTATCTATTTTTATGTTCATTAACATATTTATCTCTTTCCTTAAAATAATTCACTTCTTCAGAAGTGTACTTATCAATAGGTTTACCTTCATAAAATGTTGATGGAATAATCCTACCAGTATCTTTATTAAAATCATCAGTCATATTTTTCTCAATTTTAAAACCAATATCTTTGATTTTTTTAGAGTTATCTTTGTTTTGAGAAAGGCTATTATTCTTAATGATAAATGTTCCTTCTTCATTTGTTATTAAACCATATTTAACTTTATTAGAAGCAAAATATTCTAAATCTCCTGAAGAAGGAAGTGGAGGATTAGATTTAGGATGATTATGGATTAAAAATAATATTCCTTTTTCTTTTTCTGCAGTTTCTAAGAATTTTTTAGTTAAATTTACTGAGTTAGATTTACCATCAGATATTAATCCAGAAAATGTTCCTTTTTTTGTTCTTGCCGTTGCAAATTCAACATCTACATATTTAACATTTCCTTGGAATTCATATAGATTATCAACTAAACTCATGTCCTTTTTATCAATGAATCCTTTACATTCTTCCTTAAATTGATTTTTAGATAATGAATTAGTTATCCCATTGCTAGAATATTGGGAGAATGGTTTCTTTGAACTCCTATTATCGGTATAAATATTGTTTAATACATGTAACTCCCCATCAGATAATGGTGTTAGGTTAACTGTGTATGGCTCAACATCAGTATCTCTACTATCCCATACACTCAAATAAGTACAGCGACAATTAGGATGTAAAGGCAACATACTATACTTATCTAAATCACTTATACGATGCACATTATCTTTTAAACCGGAACGATAAACCTTATCTTCACTTTTATTAAATAAGTAAGCATTATCCAAACATAAACTACAAACATTACTATCTTCAGCAGTTAATATTGTGACTTCAGTATAGCCTTCATTAACATAGGATTGTAGTATACCTGTATTTTGTGCTCTGCTAACCTCTGTTTTAGCAATCATCACAGCTCTTTGTTTAGGGGTTAAAGTACTGCCTTCTAAAGGTTTTACTCCTAATTTAACTATCTTGTTAGCTAAACTATATGGGTTTTCACCAGTAGCTACAGCTTGAGTAATTGTTTTTTTAACACTGCCTCGTAAATCATTACTTAATTTTCTTATTAAGTGGAAATTGTATTGTCTTACAAAGTCTAATGCTTCCTTGTCCGTGTCTGTGAATACAAGTTTCTGTTTAATGTCATTGTATCCTTTCTGTTTACCTAATTCATATACTCGTTTGATTAAATCATCAACACTTTCACAGGTCTGCTCTAATAAATCATCCCATTCCCTATCTAAACTTTGGAGTATTTCTTTTTGTCTTTGCATTTCTGCATAATAATACTCTTTAGCCTGTGGTGATGATAACCACATTCTACTATGGTTTAATTGCTGGTCAAGCAAGTTACTTATCATATTATAATATTCTTGTACGTTTATGGGGTCTTTGGTTTTGTTTATACGGAATTCTTCCCATAAACCAGTACATGATAATAATAATTTATCTGTTTCTATCTGTTCACTTGTTTTAATCATATTCTCGCCTTAACCTTTCCATTGTCAAAGCTTTTTGCAGACTTTTAACTTGTAAATCCACATTAGAATTATTAGGACTCATGTTTAGGTTTTGGTTTAAAGGTAAATCCCCCCAATCCACAGGAGATAAACCATAACTTTTACGAACTTCATTAATGGTTTTAACACCATTTTTCACTTCCAAATCCTCAATCTGAGCACGAGTCAATTTGTTTTCTAAATCCATATGATTATACTCAAAGACTTCATGAAAACCACTACGTCCTAATACTTTGTTAAATGCATTTTCAATAATCTTACAATCCCCTGATAATGTATTGTTAAAACTTTTCTCTTGACTGTCACCAGTACCACTTCCAAGATGTGCTGTTTCCACAATACCTATTACTGCAGGTGGAACTTGAAAACCAATTAGTATACGATCACGACTATAATTTAATAAGTTAAGGAAATCTAAATCTTTGTTACTGTTTCCAGTGCTTTGATAATTTGCTCCTTTAACTGCAAGTAAACCTTTTTTATTCTTATCATTTCGTAAACGGTTGATGAAACTTTGTATTGTGGTGTTGCTTGTGTCTTTGTCAAAGCTTAATATTCCACGGGGGTCCATTCCATTGTTTTCGAATAGTTCTCTGTTGTGTTTTAATCCGAGGAATTCTAATGCTATGGATAATCCTATACTGTCTATTTCACTTATTCCCCATAGGTAGTTTTTTGCTTGTACATGTGGTTCGTAAATGTGTATTAATTCATCTGTTTCGTATTTTAAATCTGTGTTTCTTAATCCCCATTGGCTGGTGTCATTATGATAACAGATTAATTCTGTGGGTATATGTTTGAATCCTATAGGTATGTTTCCATAGTCTGGTTCATAGTTTACTTCTATGAAACAATCTCCTGTTAGTTTCCAGCTTTTCCATATTTTATCGTTGAGTGTTGCGAATGTATCGTTTCGGCTTTTGCCTTGAGGGTCTTGGAATAAATTGTTAATGTAGTTGCTTGTGATTGGGTCTGGTTCAAGATTGTTTTCACTTGTTGTGATGTTGTATCCGTTGATTAAGCTGTATTTACTGTATGCTTTGATGCAGGATTTAACATAAACATTATTGTATGCTTCATAATATGTTTGTAGGTCTCCCGTATCTTTATTGGCTTGTGTAGTTACCCAATAATAATTGTTGATGAATTCATTATACAATGAATTATCTGCAGGATTTCTTAATCCTGGTAGGTGTAGGTTCTTTTTTAGTCTGTTAAAAAAATCCATAATAAATCATTCTTCCTTTTTTTTATCTTTTTTTTATAGTTCAATAATGTCAAAGAAATCTTCGTCGATAAATTCTTTTTGCAAGTAGTTAAAGCCATGGGCAGTTGCATCTACCAAGTCATCATGTTCTCCGGAGGGGAATGCTCTGAACTCGTCTTGAAATGTTTTACGAAGCCTATCATCCTGTATATCAACATACACATGTCCATCGTAAATATAATCCTTTAATGGTGTGGCTCTGTCTGCTTTACTATTATTCGGAACAGCTATAGCTCTTTCTAAGAAATAACCAGGTAATTGTTGCTCCCAATTATCATATAATAATTTTCCTGCTGCTGCCACTCCAGTTTCAATTATGCTAATGTTATCATGTCCATCAAGTATGATTTGATTTTTTATTTGATTGCTTGTTTCAGTACCAAATTGCCCATGAACCGGATCCGTTATCAGGATTGATTTATTATCGGATAATAGGTAGATTGGTACTCCTGCAGTATAATCATCTTTTCCTGGGTCACTACTTGCAGTATCCCATCCACGAACTTTATGGGTTACTGTTAGGTCTGATGGTGGACTGGTCCAGTGTATGTGGTCTAATGCGAAGTAATCACTGGTTTCATCTATTGGTTTTTGTTGGAAAATGGATTGGAATAATCTTTCTCCAATACTTTCTCTTTTTTTGTTTAAGATGTCGATACTGTATTGTTGTTTCCATAATGGTGTTCCATCATCGGTTATGGCAGGGAATTCTATGAAATGATAATCCCCCGGCCTGTTTGTTTTGAAATAACCTTGCAGGTCATTGCTGTGCCATCTTGTGTGCAGTAGTATGAATCTTGTTTGTGGTGTTATTCTTTGTTCAATAATGGTATCGAACCAATCAATCTTTTTACGGAGTAATGTTGGTGTTATATCATCAAATCCTTTGTATGGGTCATCTATTATTAGGTAGTCTGCATCTTGACCGGTAATACTCCCATTAGCTCCGGTTAATCTTATACTTCCACGATAGTCTTTGCCTTCACTGTTGCAGAACATGATGTGTATACTGCTGTGTTTTGTTTCTGATAGGTAGACATTGAAGTATGCTCCGTATCTTCTGATGTATTCCCTTATTTGTATACCGAATTTTTCTGATAAGCTTCCTTCATTATTAACAATTAAGATGTTAAGGTTTGGTTTTTGAAATATTAACCATAATGGATAAGCAACAGTCACAAGGCTTGATTTGCTATGTCTTGGAGGCATTGCAACACATAAACGGTACGGATTAGTCTTATAAAGCTTCATTAACTCCTTACTCAAGATTCGTATATGTGGTGCAGGTGAATTATCATCATACCGACTTGTAACAAACAACCTGTAAAATTTATATAAATCACTGCAGCAGGTTTGCAGTTTCTCCTCAAAACCAGACATTATTCTTCGTTTATTATTTCATCAATTAACTCTTCACTAAACAATTCCTTCACATTTTTATGCTCATGTCTTAAATCACCGTTTAATGAGAGTTTGTCTTTTCTTCCAAAGTTTTCTGGGTCTACTCTTTCCAACCACCAAGCATCAGCCTGCCAGTTCCCCTCTGCTCCAGCTTGTCTAATGTTTTCCACTCTTAAAGCGATTGCATAGGCTTTAGCTTCTTCTACTTGATTGTAGAAGTCGTGGAATTTACCTTTTTTGGCTTTTTTGCCACGGTTGTACCAGTTGTAGAATGTTTTTGCGGTGATTCCTGCGAGTAGTGGTGCTTTGGTGATGGGTAGTCCTCTTTTGATTTCATCACAGATTTTTTTACTGGTTGTGGTGTTTAATCGTGTTGTCATATTTTACACGTACCTCCTTTTCTTATTATTTTTCTGTCGTTTAAATTTAATTTCAAAATTATCTTTTCGGATTGTGTTTTGTTTTTTCTTAATAGTTTATTCAGATAAACTTCGAACATAAGTTATCACATGCCTTGTAACAGGATATATGATAATCTCATAAACTGTTTTAAACAATGCTTGGGCAACAATCATGGTCAATAAGACTATTAAAGGCATGGTGCCATAAAATGCGATTGAAATAAATAAAATAGCATCTAAACCTTCACCAAATAAGGTGGACACAATACATCTCATGAACAGATACTGTTCGGCTTTTCTTTTAAGATATGTCATAAGATAAGCATTCACTAAAGAACCAATGATATATGCTGTGAAACTGGCTAATAACACCCGACTGGTATTACCTAACACTGTTGCGAATGCTTCAGAACCTGTAAAATATACTGGTGCTGGTAACATTATGCTTATTTGATAACAGATTATGGCTAATAAATTTAATAAAAATCCTAAAAAAATTACTTTTCTTGCTTTCTTGTATCCGTAGATTTCCGCGAGTACATCATTCACAATATACACTACAGGGAATATGATTACGGCACAGGGTAGCACTATATCAAATATTGTGAATGTTTTGTATGCTAATATGTTGCTTATGATTAAACAAGTACAAAATATACTTGCTAATATACTGAATAATTCTGTTTTTGATGGTTTTTGCATTTGGGTTTCCTCCATACTTAAAATTTTGTTTTATTTGATAATTTTTCCATTTTTCTTCATATTTTCTTTGAAACCGTATATGGTCTAATAATTCAAGGAACACTAAATTAACACGATTCTGTTTGATATAATTCGTGTTGATTTTACGGTTTTTTCTTTTACCAAAACGAGCTGCTTTAAACCAACTTGTTCCATCAACACTATCAAAAGGCACTTTATCTAAAATTTTAGGTCTTAACATGCCTAAACCATGAAACTTTGTTTGATGTTGATGAGCATATCCTACAAAAGAACCATACTTATTAGAAGGTATGCTTCTGTCTTTCACACAACTCACACCGATGTAATTGTAATTATCACACATCTTTTTGTATTCATTTAAACCTAATGGTTTATGCCATACTGGAATTATTTTAGATGTGATTTCAAATAATTCTTTCCTATACTCTAATACTTGATTATATCCTACTTTTTCATGTATATCTAATTCAAAGAAACCTTGTATTTTAGGGTTGTTATGATGTGCTTCCACAAATTTACAATACTCTTTAAAATATTTGGTATAGTTTGCTTTTTTCTTTTGCTGTAAGGTGAATGCTCCACTATCAATTAATATGTTGTTCGTAAAGGGTAAATATATTGATAAATCTTTGATGTAATAGAAACTGGTTAATATGTTAAATGAGGGTAGTTTTTTTAAAATTTGTGGATTGTTCATTATATCTTGAGAATCAGCACAATAAACTTTCATAAAAAATAATGCTTCCAGGTTCAGCACAATATACTTTCATCAAACCACTTACCAAAAATTAGTTTTCATCAAATTCCTTACCACAATAAGGACAAATTATCCTCTTAACTTCCTTGGAAGATGTATTCTCTGATAAATCAGACTCCGAAATATTATCATCATATTCTATATCATTATTAAATTTTAATTCCATTAATTCATATTCCTCAAATCCTGTTAATTCCAAATCCAAATCAGAATCCTCCAAATCCTCCAACACCATACTCAACTTATCATTATCCCAATCACCACTAATCTTATTCAAAGCCAAATTCAAAGCCTTCTCATGATCATCATCCTCAATACTCAAACTGGTATCAGTGAACACAAAACCAACATCACCCAACCTAATCATAGGCAATTCAGCCACGAAATCATTATCCAACATATGCTCATCCAACAGGACATCGTATCTTTGATGTCCTCCAACAATATGCATATTCTTCAAATTAACAATAATCGGATCCACCAATCCAAAAGTACTGATACTGTTTTTTAGTTTCTTGTAATCTTCTTCACTGATTCTGCGAGGATTATATTCTGCAGGTTTTAAATCTGTTATTTTAATATGTTCTATTTCCATATTTCAATCCATCCTTTTTTTTATTGTGTAATTTATATAATTTTATAGTAGTTTGATTAATCCTATGATTAAAAATCCAAAGATTCCTCCGAACAATGCTATACTGATTCCAAGCACCCATTTAAGAGTGGATAGTACACTGGTGACTTCTGCGACATTTACACATAGTTTGTCAAGGTTGCTATCCAGTTTGTTTATACGGTTTTTAAATTCTGATAGTTCGTGTTGTCGGTGGTTGGCTTTGGTTTCGAGTGTGGTTATTCTGTCTTCATTGTAGCAGAAATTATTATGTGGTGTCATCAGTATCACAATTTTTGGTGGTGTCGATTATGGTGTTTGGGTATTTTGCATCAAAACAGGCAAATATGAAACCTATTGTCGATACTATTACGGCAATTAGTTGGTTTTGCATGTCCGCGGTTAAGGCGAGGTATGGTGCTATGGTCATTACTACGAATTTTATTATTGTTGTTAGGTTTCCTAATAATTCATTTTTTTGTGTCATTTTTTAAAATCCTCCATCTTTTTTAGATTAAATAAAAAAAAATAACAAATTAAATTGAAGGGGATTTTTTTTATATGATATAAAAAAGTTAAACCGTGTTTCTTCTTTTATGGATGAAAATATAATAGATAATGCTGAATTTAAGTGTGAATATAACCGCTCTGCTTCATATACAATTGTTCCACAGGTCTTGCAAAAGATTTGATCATGATGTGAATCATAGATTAATTCTGAATTATCTTTGCAGTTTTTGCATAGTGATGGTATTTCATCATGATTAAAATTTTTAAATTCATTCATAAAGTCCCCTTCTGTTAATCACCGTAGACAATTAGAGTATTTTGAGTCTTTTTTTCTCATTTTGGATTGCTTGATATTCTTGGTGGTAATCTTGTCTTCGGTGTTTGCTTAATCCTGATGTGCCTAAACATTCTTTTTTAGGGTATTGTCTCCGGTATTTGTTGGCGAATATTGCTTTTTGTTCTTGGTGAGCATATTTTTTGCATTTTGGGCTACAGTATGTTTCGCGATTGTGTTTTTTGAAGAATTTTTTACCACACCATTTGCAGTGTCTTGTGATAAATGTTGATTGCCCTCCGGGGTGTTTTCTGAGTAGTATGGTTTTGGTTCTCATAAAAATATTAAATTATTTATTTTATCCCATTTGGTTTATTTGTCCTATAATTTGTTTCGCTAGAATTTCACCAATTCCAGGTACATTTACCAGATCAGTGTATGTTAAATGGTATACATCACTCCATGTTTGGAGGTTTAATGTGTTTACTATGTTTTTTGCTCTTTTTTCATGCACATCATCGAGACAGTAACATAATGCATTGTATGCCGGGTTAGGTGATTTTGTGTCGAATTTTTTGGTTATTGGTTTATCATCTAAGATTTTTTCTGTTTGTTTTTCCATTATTAAGAATGCATCATTTAAAGTTCCTGTTGATTGTATTACTGTACTGTATGTGTTTAATCTTGCTATTGCTCCATAGTATTGGTTTATTAGGAATTTTTGATGTTTGTTTGTTTCTTTTATTGCTTGTTGTCTGTCTCTGTTGCTTCCCTGTATTATTATGAATTGATATTTATAATTGTAACATTGTTCTATAGCTTCATTAAATACTCTTCCATTTAATATTGATGATATGAAGTCCTGCATGGTTTTGAATTCGAATACTACTTTGTTTTCAAATAAGTAGTCGCCTGTTTTGAGTTCTTTTACTTGTACTTCATGTCCTTGTTTGGTGTAATATTCTTTTGCTAGTTTTATTCTTTTTTGTTCTCTTGAGTCTATCACCACATCCATATAAATCATCCTTCCTTTTTTTTATTTGAATGGTAAATCATCTAACTCGTTATACATGTGTTCATTGTATAAGCTGGTTTGTGCTTGTATTAACAGTAATGCATCTTTATCCGAACTTGTATAAATATTCAGGTCCGTGAGGAAGTATATTATACTTGCACGAATAATATCAGACATATTAATATTGTAATCTGTTTTACCTGCTTCATCCTTAACTTTTAGCAAGTACTGATGTAAATCATCATGTATGTTTAAATGCACAGTTTTCATTTTTATCAACTTCCTTTTTTACATATCTTTGCTTCTTTTTTATCATCATCCAACACTATATTATGTTTTTTTAGGTATGATTTTCCAAATAATTCTTCAGCATGTTTACATAACAGATAGGAATCAATTACTCCTTCAGCAGATATTATTCCTTCTTTTTTTAATTTTTCAAGTATATCATTACAACTCATTTTTGTATCTCCTTTTTATTCCTGACTGGTTGTCTTTGAGATGGTTCTGCTACACCATACTTACTTAACAAATAATTTTGCTTATGTTTTCTTACTGTTTCAATTGCAGTATCCATAAGTAAACTCCATTTAAAACTCTCATGCTTATCTCGCAATACCTTATGCCATGCCTCTTTCATTATCCCACCATTTTTACGATTCTTTCAACACCCAACACTTTTAAAAAATCATCTAAACAATCCACATTCCAATCAACACTTTTTAAAGCATCACGAACAATGATAGCATCCTCCAAACACTTATATACTCCAAAATAATAATTCTTCCCATCTATACCTTTAGAAATCTCATAAGAACCCCTCGAGTGTTTGTAAATATGCAGTAATTTCTTATCTTTACCCTCCTTTCGTGGACGACCTATTATTGGTGCATTCATTACTTGTTTCAGGTTAGTGTTATGTTGTTTTAGGATTTCATCAATACTTAAATCATGATTATTTCTCAAATCTTCACTTATACTCATAGTTTCACCTGTTCTAATCTTGATTTTTGCCCCCCACCACCACGACGTTTAACACCTTCATCTTCAATTATCCTCTTTACAAATCGACCTATTTGATAATTATTCAAATCATACTTTTTTTTAAGCTCTTTAACAGACACATCTAAACAATTTAAATAATCCTGCTTAAATTGATTAAACAATGCCCTTGATTTAGCACCATTATAATTTTCTTCAACAATATGAAAATTAGGCTTCATCTTAAATCATCCATCATCTTCTCTTTTTTGTAATTCATATTCACACTGTTTACGTTCAGCTACACAAACACGATGAATTGGACTATACATTCCCGGTTGCCTTAAAAGAGTATTAATAAATTTTATTCTTCTTTTTAATTCATTAACACTCATATCTTCATAACACATATAACAATTACCCCCATCATCATTCACCATGTTTTTTTAGATTTTTATTTCCTCATTTCTTTTGATTCGTTTACGTTTAACCTTATCTTCAAGTGGTGGATGAATTGCTTCAAGGAAATACTCATTAAAGAGATATTTATAATTATTTAAGAGTTGATCAAAATCAGAGTCAATAACATAAGTAGTACAATAATCTTCCAAATTCCTTATACCTCTACCATATGCTTGCATTAATGGCATAATAGTTTGATATTTATACCATGTAGGGTCGTAATAATTTCTTGTGAAAATTTGCCCTTCTAATCTTGGATAAGGCATTTTAAAAATAATCTGATACCTGCATTTATCTCCTTTGAAATCCACTCCATCCTTAATCCCTGCACCAATAAGAGTGATAGGTTTATATGATTTTTCAAAAGCAGCTAATGTTTCTTCACGAGTAGATCCTCCAACTACCCAAACATTTTTACTGTCTAAATTTTTTTTAAGGTACCATGCTTGTTCATTACTTGATGTATGTATAACACCTTTTTGACCAGCATGTTTACTTACAATCTCTTTTATTTTCATGATTGCTTTAGGATTACGCCAGTTAGGTTTATGATTTTCATCTCTTCCACTCATACTACCAATATAATCTCTTATTATTGGGCGATTGGATACTGAAAATGGTGATTTTTGGTAAATATAAAAAGTATCATCTGCATCTAAACCTAACCATTCACAAAATTTATCTTTATTTCCTAATGTTCCTGTGAGGAATAATCTTGTTTCACCAAATCTGAATATGTTTTCAGCATATTGATTAACAGTTAAAGGTTTGAATTCTACTTTTAATCCTGCTTTAAAATCTTTATCACTGATGATTTGTTTTTTAGATGGTAATTCGATAATCCATCTTTCATCTTCTGAAGAAAGACTGTTTATTAATGTTTGATAATTTTGTATTTTATTATTGATTTTTTTAATTTCTTGATCATCAGTTGTGTTATTTTTGAATGTTTTTTCAATAGTTATTAATTTTTCAAGAATATTTATCCAGTAATTTTCTTCTTTGAGATCTTTTAAGTTTAATTCTTTATTCATGATTTTGTCAAATATATCAAAACCATAATTTTTAATTATTGATTTTCTGTTTAATGTTCTGCTTATTAATCCCATGATTTTGCTTTCGAGGTTATGTGCTTCATCCATGATTAGTAAATCTCGTTTTGAGAATAATTCTGTGTAATTTCCTGTAAACCAGATGTAATCATAATTTGTGATTATGTTTTTACTTGTTAATGCTTCACGTAATGCTAATATATATTCGCAATCATTACATTTTTTTTCTTTTAGTTGTTCCATGTAACATTCTTCACAAGTTCCTCCATGATTACATGTGTAGTTTCTTCTTCCTTTAATTTCTGTAAGCATGTAATTAAAATCGTCAAGGTATTGTTTTTGTAATTGGTTTGTCATTGTTAAAATATTAGGAGTTATCACATAGGTTAGCTATTGTTGTAGCTATTGCTGATTTTCCTATACCGGTTCCAGCTTCGAGGATAATATTTTTAAATCCTAAATCCATAGCAGTAATTATTTCTTCTATGATTCGTATTTGTTCAGTTCTTGGTTCATATTCTTTTAGTGACCAATATTTCTGAATATTATTTGTATCCATAATTATTTCCCCCATTTTCTTTTATTTTTTCTTCAAATTTCTTTAATTTCTCATAATCTTTATGTAATATTTCTAATTTTTTAGTGATTGTTTCATAATCTTTTGAATTGATTGTTCCTTCATTTCTGATGAAATTATAGTCATTTACTGTGTTAGTTAGTTGTTTTTTTAGTTGATGTATTCGTGTTTCTAGTGTGATCCTGTTTTTGTTGAATATACAGTAATTTTTATGTGTACATGTTGCATGTGGTTTATTTGCTCCAGTAGAATAGTAACATTTATTATAATTTATTTTCATCATATTTCTCTTCTTATTTTTTAATAATAATAAATTATATCATATTTACTTATATTTTCAAGGACTTACAGTTCTTTGTTTTTGATTACAATCTTAAGTTACTCAGTTACCTAGTTACTTTCATCATTTTTTCAAAAGTTACCTGGTTACTTGGTTACCTATGGGGGGTGACTCAAAAATTTCAAGAAGGGGCCTCCCTCTCCCCAGGAAAGTAACTCTAGAAATCCCCATAAAATAACCACGAAATAATGCTTTAAATCAAAATCAAAGACATTTAAACAATTTTTGAAGTTACTTTCACCTAAAAGTAACCAAAGTAACTTTGAAGTAACCTTAAACATAATCCTCACTCCCCACTCCCTAATTCAATATTAGGATATAAAAACTCCATAAAATCATCAAAACGAACTTGAACAACCTTCATCTGCTTACCAGTACCATTTAACTTAACATTCTTATAATCCCAACCTAATAACTCCCCAATACTTTTCAAATCACTACAAAAGTCAATCCTTTCACTAATAGCTTTCCTTAAACCTTGAGTTAAACAAACATACTTAGACCCTCTACGACTAATATGAGGAATAGCCCAATCAACCATACGATTATTAATAATACCCCAATTAACACTACTGAAATCATCACTACTACTAGCTCCATCAATATCCAAAGTTAATTCACCATTATTACCATAATCATCATAAACCCGTACTTTTTTACGAGCCTGATTAAAAACATCAGTAAAAAAATTACGAATATCTTCTCTTTGAGTATCATCAAAATCCTCAAGATTTTCAGATTCAGCCCAACTCTTTAACCAAGACGGCACTTCACAACCAATAGAATCATAAAATCTACCTACAATTAAGTCAGCTGTATCCTGCCAGTCATCAAGTAATAAACCAGGATTACTTATAATTTCCCTTGCAACAAACCTACCAAAAACATTCAAATTAACCAATTGACTTATCGTTGGAGTGTTAATATGAAATGCTTCTTCAAACATCTTTTTTTCATGCTCAGACTTTCTTTGACTATAACTAAAACTCAACACATACAATCTTCTGATTAACGCATCATCCTCAGGCAAATATTGGTTTGCTGTGAATAACACTGCACTAAATGCAGGTATCCCACCAAAATAACTTCCTTTATATTTGCTTCTTGCAGTAGTTGACTCTACACAAACTTTAATCATCTCATTTGTGGAATGCCTGTTAAATACTGCTGCAGGTTCATTTACTATGATAGGATCACAGGATTGAGATATTTTAGCACCTAAACGTGCTACAGTATCAAAACTAGAACCTCCAAAATTATTTTCCGGAGTAGGAACACCCCAAATATACGAAACTACTTTTGCAAGAGTCGTTTTACCAGACCCTGCAGCACCTTTAAGATACATCCAAGGCATCCATTTACCAGCCTGTTTCATACAATAGCTAAACTCACTCATTAAACCCCATTTAAAAACCGTGGCTAAAGTTTCACAGTTATCTTTAAAAAAATAAGTTAAATCTTCTAAAGTATCCTTTGCTTTAACCATTTCCTCATATGTAGGTTCACTCACTTCTTTTTTAACTGTTGTAATTTTATCCTTGTTAACATCATAATAAAAACCAGGATTATCAATATCCTGTTTTATTTCTGCAAGACCTTCTTTAATCATAGTATTCACCATACATGATAATGCCCCACCAAGTAATCTTGGTGAATGGCTGAAACCAGCATTCGCCAAGTACTGCTCTATTTCCTGAATAGTTGCTCCTGTAGATTCACCACTTGTGGCAAAAACACGATTTGTCACATTACTTTCCCACAAAATTTTAAATGTTCTTGGTTGATCCAACAGTAATGCATCATAAACTGTTAATTGTTTAGGAACAGCTTCAATTACAGGAGTTAAACGAGGAGGAATATCTTTCTTTCCACTATCTTTACTTTGATAAACCTGTTTGGTTTTAAAGTTAATGAGAACAGAAGTAATATCATCTATTTCACCTTTAACTATACCTTCACGTTTTTTAGGTTCAATTGCAAACACTAAATCATCAAATTCCTTGTTACTTAAGAATTCCATTAATTTTGATTTAGCAGGTAATGGAGGAATAGTTCCCTCATAAACCCCGTCTATGGTCTTTTGTAATCTGTTAATATTTGTAGTACTGCTGATTATGAAACAAGTAGATTCTTTATCAACATAAACATCATATAACCATTGAGCTACATTAGGTAATATTACTTCATCAAGCTCTCTTGGCTGATACTCTTTTTTAAGAGTTTTTAATTTGTTAATTATCCTTGTACAGGAATCTTCTGTGAGATTCCTGTAACCTTCTTCTACTTGAGTCATATTCTCCCATAAATCCTTTTTTATTCTAGTAATTCTTTTGCAGTTCGATATTCTCCAATAGTGATTTTTTCAAGTTCATATAAATCAACTAATTTATTTTTCACATTATCAAATGTTATTGGAGATTCAGTAGCTTGCAATTCTTTGATTGCTTTAGCTACAATATTATTTTCTTTGCTGATTTCTTGAAGACTTTTCTTTGCAGGTTTGTCTCCAGTTACAATTGTTGTTTCAATCACATCACCACTAACATCTTCATTTTTAGGAGTTTTAGGTTTAGGTTTACTTGATGGTTTTTTAGGAGTTCTACGATGCTTCTTACCATTCTCACTTTGAGCATCAACTTCATCAGCAGTAACTTCACCAGTACCAATAATATCAGCAATAGCACGATTCTTAGCCCTAGTATGAGCAGTACTAATAACATCATGTTCCGCATTACTGAACCTTTTACGCAGCTCAAAAGGTGATGGTTCCACAGTATCATCCCTTTTAAGTTTATCAAAAATACTGCAAGCACCTACACCTACAGCACGACGACCATTAGGAGCTACAGCTTCCACTTCATATCTTGCAGAAATTATCCTTTCATTATCATCACGAATAATTTCTTTTTCAACTACATGATCACTAAGATTAAATGCAGTCCCATATTTCCGCCAAGCTGATTTTTTCTTAAATTTCTTATTACCTGCATTTTGATAATCATCTTCACTAAGTAAAGCAGTTGTTAAATCCTGATAATTATCAAAGAATGCTACTGTCCCTTCAACATCTGCTTGTTGAAGTAATGGAGCAGTAGTGGATTCCACCACTGCTAATTCTTCATTGTTCATTCCCATTCAACTCCCCGTTCAACATCTTTAAGGACTTTATAAATCCTTTTAGGATATTTATCCCCTTCTTTAGGTGGAATCAATTTAGTTAACTCCACTTTAATATAATCACCTTCATTAAGATTCACATAGAACCTTTTAAGGTGCACATGTGCAGGTAAAGTAGTTGTTATAAGTTCACCATCTTCATCTTCACCAAGATATAAGACAATTCTTTTATTACCATAATTGTCATTAGTGAATTCATAGATGTTTCCTTCTACGGAATCACCTACTTCTTCAGGATTCCAGTACTCCCCTACTTCTGCAGGTCCTAATTCTACTTCTTCAAATGCCATAAATATTATGCCTCCTTGAATTCTAATTTAACATATTTTAAATCAACATTCTGTGGTAATCTTGTTGCACCTATAGGCAATCTACCACCATTTAAATAAGCCCAATAATACACATCATCAACACCTAATGCTATTGATGTACGATTATAAGCCACAGTACAATCTAACTCATTACTCAATACTTCTGCAAGGTCTTGGTGACCTATACAGGATTTCGCACCTTTAATTTCATTTTTCAATTCTTCTTTGCTTAAAGCTGTCATTTTTATATTAATATTAGGATTTGTAAGCATACTCGCACTAAATCCATTACCAAAATACTTCATATCTTTATATCTCCATACAATTCTTTGTGAAGCTGAGCTTTCTCAGCCTCTAATCGATTAATACTTTCATCAATCTGCTTCATCCTCAACTCTTTAGCAGAATCCATATTCAAACTATAATCAGGATTCAACCTTAAATTAAAATGCTCCGCTATAAGTTCAGACATATAATCACTCATGTTAATGTTATGAAGACAACAATGCTGTTTCACAATCATCTTCAATTCCGCATCAATATTCAAAGCTAATTTAACCTTAAACATATGAATACACACTCCTGAATATGATTATAATAATTCCCACTTTCTAAACAAGAACCACCAACAATCTTAAAAGAGATTATAAGAAAAGTGATCATACATAAAATTGTGAGGAATAAAAGGATGTAACCAAAATTCCTCATACACCACCTGTTCACCTTTACATGAAATGGTTCTTTCTTATAAAGAGTTTTAGGTTTAGGAGTATTGAAAAATCTCATATTACATCACCCCATCTATTGATGTAGTCTATGCTTATTTCTGCACGACTTATTTTTCTCAGATAATCAGGTTCAAAATATCTTTTGAACCTCCATGAGTCTTCGGTGAGCCTTGCATGTTCAATGCAAAGCTTCCATTTCCTAATACATAACCTATGATAAGTTATGTCTTGCCCATGTTCCTGTTCATGTTCATTAATCTCTCGAGTGAGAGATTCAATTTCAGCTTGTATTTTTTCAGGACACATATTATCTAATTCTCCTTTTTAAATACTGCTAAAATACGATTGCAATCAATAGCATAGCACCCACCATCAGGCTTAACAACCTCCAAATCACCATTAAGATTTCTCAGATGATCCCTAGTGGTGATTTTAATTTCTAAATCACCATCCATCTTAACAAGGAGATGATGATTATCTCCTATGCTGACTTGTAGGCAAAAAATAGTATCTATATGCATTTTAAATCCCCATCCTTAAGCATACCTTCCTTAAGAAGAATTTGAGTCGCATAACCTTTTTTAGCAAAAGCTAATAATGTGGCTTGGCTTAATTCATGGGATATATCTTCGAAATTTGGATATTTATCCAAGATTTCCTGAAGATTTGAGGGAGTCAT